GTACAAGGATTTTGAACTCTTGACCATACTCTTGGTGGAATAGGATTATATGACATTTATATATACATTATTTATTTATTAAATATAAATAATTTATATTATTTTGTGAATTACATACCAGGTCCACTTGGATTATATCCATCTCCAGCACCGTAAAAGAACCATCTTAGAGATAAATAATTGAACATTTTATCGTTCATTCCGTTAGAACCAATCATTTTAGTATTAGGGCCATTTTCAGCAATTCTTTGAATAGCAGCAGTTCCTAAAGAATAATTATAATACCATAGGTTAGAAATATTTCCAGCAAATCCTCCATTCATACCTAGATAAACATCACCATAATTTTGTTTAGGAACTCCTACTAAATTGACGCTTCTAGTAATTGTTCCATTAATATATACGTCTAATGTGGTATTTTGACATCTAATAATAACGTTAACCCATTTATTGAGCGGAATATCGGGTATAATAATTTCTTCATTAATAACGTTGAACGTATTCATCATAACAACAAGGGCATTTGTATTTGGAGCAATATATAAACCAGGAGCATTATTAGGATAAATTAATCCGTTATCTTGTAAAGTACTATTACCTTTGCTGAAAACATGCTTATAAATTCCAGAATTTGTTTGAAGATTATCAATAAAAATCCACACAGACCACGTAAACTCAATACCATCATTGGCGTTAACTGATCTGTAAATAGTTTTAGAGCCATTATTACTAGGGTCTTGCTGAAAAATAATCATTTGTGAAGCATCAACCATACCATCAATAAGATGAGGTGAATCAGATGGTTTAAAAAAATAAGATATGACAGATAGACCTACTCTTAATAATATTATAAAACCAAAAATAACTAATATTAAAAAAGCTAACTTGGCTACTAAACTATTGGACTCTAAGAATTCTTTAGTTCCAAAAGTTCCACTACTTGTTGAAAATGAATTAAATGTATTATTGCTACTCATTGTATATATATTAAATAAATAAGAAAATATTTTGGAATTTAAAATTATATTGTTACACTACTTTGAGTAGTTCCATTTTCCACTAAAGATATCTGAACTTGATAAGCGTTAAACATACTAGACCAATTCGAATAACCCTTAGTGTAATTATTCCATACTTCTTGAGGGTTTAATGAATCAGGATAATATTGTAATTTAGATGTCCATCCTTCAAAACCTCCTTTAGGTGTAACGTATATATTAGAATCATTGTTAACGCTAGCAACTCCAGGTAATAAACATGTTCTAACTAACTTACCATCAATATAAATATCCATCGATCTTCCATAAACACTAACAACTAAGTTAACCCATTTTTGAATTGGAACATTAGCAACAGAACAGGTGTGAACAACAGTGTTTCCACCGGGGGTTGTAGGTTGTTGATCGGCGCCAGGATAACATCCTAAAGAAATAGAAATGTTATTTTCAACAGCTCCTAAAACAACCGCGGGGCATGGATCTAAACCACTAATACCGGAGACAGAACCTTGTCCATCACCACTCATGGCACCCATTCTGCCAAAAATAACTTTTTCTTCACCATAACGGTAGTTCCAGTTGTTAACATAAAACCAAACAGAGTAGGCAAAATTACTTGAAGGAACATCGGAACCATTTGTTGCTAAAGAAGAAGCACTAATAGTAGTAGAAGTTTTTCCGTCTTGAATATTCTGTAATGTATATGGGTCAGTAAAAAGATATCTTAATAACATTAAGATAAGTACAATTACGACTATTGTTATGACAATACTTAAAGGACTCATTGTATATTATAGATTTAGAAATTTTCTACTTAATTTAATAATTTAATTATTAAATTAACATTATAAAATACTACACTTTTCTTAAATAACTTGTTTAGCTGATGAACTTATAGCATTAACATTCTGTTTCGTAATTGTAGTATTTGAATCATTTAAAACTGGCGGAGACCTATCTTTGACCATATTATATAAATAAAATATATTTGAAGAATTTAAAGCTTGTTTAAAATAAATAACATTACAAATTCCTCCTTTAATACCGTCATCTTCTCCAATAGTTAAATTATCATATGTCATATACGGCACCACTCCAATATCAGATTTTACTAGTTCACCGTTTAAAAATATATCTAAAACTCCGCCATTATAATTTATTATTATGTTATTCCACTTTTGTAATAAAAAATCAGAATTTTTATAAATAATTCTATTACTATTATCGTCAAAATCAATTAACTTATTTTTTGTAACTTCTTTAAGATTTTTTTGGTCTGTTGTAATCATTAAAGTATTGGTGGTTCCATTATATAATACGTTTGGTTTGTTAGCAAAATTTAATAATGATGTAAATTTACTATAAGAGGCATTTGTATTTGGAGGAACTGCGTCAACAAATACCCAAAATGAAATACCATACTGATAATCAACTTTATCACTACCATTTAGCTCTTGATAACTTCCTAATGAATATTTTGAATCTGTATAAACAGGTTTATTTACAAGCTGTTCGCCTCCTTGAGAATTAAGTATGTTAAAAACGGATGGCATTTTAAAATAAGCAACAATTAATCCCAATGATACTAAAAGCATTAGTAATGAACCTGTTGCTTCAGAATTAATACCGCCTGTAGCTACTTTACCCACATAATCAAATAATCCACTAAACAAACATGGAATATAAAGTAATGTGTTAGCAATTAGAGAAAAAAAAGCATTTTTATTTGAATTACCTTCTGGTAAATTAACATTTATAGTTTTGTATATTAATCCTAAAATAATTACAACAAGCAAAATATTTAGTATAAAACTTGTTGTACCAGTTTTTCCCGATAAATGTTGGATACCATAAACTAACCAAAAAATAAGCAAACCAGAAATAACAATACCAAATAAGGCCAACAACGAACGTTTAAATAAATTTGTCTTGTCATTTAAAGGCGCGTTGTCAAATATTTCTGGGAATGTATTGGCGCCTAATACAATAGCAGATATAATACATATAAGAAGTAAAAGAATCATAATAGCACCAGATATTTCCTTATCTTTAAAAAATCCTCCCGGATATGTTGAAATCAAAATTGTCATTATAGAAATGAACACTAAAAATGCTATGCTACCGTATGAAGACACTTTGGAAAAATTATTTAAAATATTTCCTGATTTAGAACTTTTTGAATCAGGTAATGTCAAAACAATAATTAAATATAAAAACGCAAATACAGAAATAATAATAGTTAACAATAATGAATAACCAAAATATTTTTCTATATATCCACCAGGGTCAGTATTGTAGTAAATAATAAAAACAGTTATTAAACAAAAAAACAATATCATCATTTTTATTCTCTCGTAATTAGCATTAAATTCTGTAATATAGTTATTACTTAACCCTTTATAAAACATTAAAGATCCTAAAACTATTGTTGTTATTGTAATAGCTAGTGAATATTTATTAATAATATCATTAGGCGTCATTGTAAAAAATAAAATTAACAATATTGTGTAAATAATTACATATGTAACACTACTTATTTGTTCAAATAATTTTTTAACTTCTTTGAAATTTGGTAACAATATGAGACAAATACCAAATATAAGTAAACAGAAAAATAAAACAATAAACACGTCGGCAATAACTTCTTGACTCGATTTTGAAGGCCCTTTGCCGGGTAATTTTACTTTAAAAAATATACAAAACATAGCAATGATTAAGAATAAAAGCATTAACATAATTGGATATAACACGTTTGAGCTTTTTAATTCAGGTATAACATTTTTATTTGTAGTATTAGGATTATCCATATATTATTATAATACAATATTATTTCATTTATAGTTTATAAAATATTATTTCATTTATAAAATATTCTTAAATACCTGTTTACCTATTTACATATTTTCACTAGCAGTTTTTTTACCATGACAATTGCGACATAATGCTATTAAATTTTGAACGTCATTTCCACCTCCATATTCTAGTCTTACTTTGTGATCAATTTCAAATGTATGGTCTAATTGCGCTTGACAGTTTCCACATTTCCAATCTTGATTAGAAGCAACATATTTCTTTTTAGTTTCACTTACAGAACGTTTTGTCCCATTTTTCCCAGAATTCATCATCCTTTTCTCTCCAGAAAATCCAGGATTTGAATAAATACCATTAACTGATTCCATAAAACTACTGTCTTCATTTGTTGTTGTAAAATCAATTATGGGACTCAACATATCCATTGAATTTTTATCTATTGGCATGAATTTCACGAGATTATTCGCATATAACAACATATTTCTTCCTTGATGAGGATTACGTTTTAACAATACATAAATTCCTATACCTAAAACAACATAAAAAATCATCTTATAATATTTTTTAAATGACAATAACATTTTTGTATATTTGCCATCTGTATATGCATTATATACAAAAAATGCTGTTAATCCTAATACAAATATTTCTAATCTCATTATATATATTATAAAATAATAATAAAAATATATAATTGGGAAAACATCTGGATACATTAGATAATTTGATACTCCATTTTCAAAATATCGTCGTTTAATAATTTGTTATTTCTTCATTTTACCGGACATGAAGTATCAAATTATAAATCTAAAGAGTTGTTTATAATTTTTAAGAGAGAATAAAATATTTTAATTAATTAAATCAAATTATTTTATTTAGTACATCATCATTTTGTTTGTCATGGCTTCTTGACCATAAGCACCTTGTAACTGGAGTGTTCTCATTATACTCTTATGTTGAGTGATATTGGCAATTTTAAACATTGCTAAACCAATTACAATGTAAGGTAACAAAACTAAGAACCAAGAAATAGAAGAATAGCCCTTATCGCATAACCATCCTAATACAAAGGTCCAAATAAACGCAAATAAAAGTTTTGTAAATACCAACATTAATGAAACACCGTTAAAAAGCGCAAAAATTATGGCAATAACAGCAATGCCAAAATAAATTTTGGCTGGAGTACAAAGTTTACTAAAATTCTTATCCATTTTATATATTAATACGAGATTTTTATTTTATTGATAAAAATAGTGGATTCTTAAATCTCTTTTGTTGAGGTTTACGTTTAAACGAGATATTTGTTCGTTCTCCTCTATATTTTCTAGTTTTATTATTGTTAATTCCACTTGCTTTATCGGGGTTTTTTGTAGATAAGGATTTTATTGATGATGATTTTAATGATGATTCACTTGAAGTTTTTGTTGAAGATTTTGAGGACGATTTTGTTGAAGATTTTGAGGACGATTGTGATAATGATGTAGTTTTCTTTTTACCCCTTAATTTAATATGTATTAGATTACCTAAATCTTTTAAATCTGAGTATAACATAGAC